CTTTTAAAATTCAAAGCTCATGACAAATGCGGTTTGGCATTCAAAGCTATCGGCATCGCAGTAGCAAAGTGATTCTCGACGGTTGCAGCCTTGGTTGCAGCCTTGGTTGCAGCCTTGGTTGGTTGCAGCCTTGGTTGATCGAATTCTCTTGACGGTTACGGTCTTAAGCTAATGCTCTTAACTATTACGGTCTTTTAAAATTCAATACTCTTGACAGTTGCAGCCTTTGCGGCACATTCGATACTTAACGGTGAAAGGTTAATAAAACCGTTGATAGTATCGGTCGCGTAAAGCGAACCGGCCGGTTTTTAAAATCACTCTCCCCCCGGACTATCTGAGACCAGAATCAACCTGATTTTCAATAGAAATAACCACTAAGAGCCGCAACTGTCAAGAGTTTAATCAAAGAAAGGTTAAATTAATGACAGCTATAGCTTTACAAACGTATCAAACCAATCCCATCCGAAATCAAGTATTTTTCGCAATTCCAAGAACATTGGCTTTAAGAAGCGATATTTCCGATAGGCTCTTTCGCCTAATGTCGATTTTGTATTCGGCGTTCGGCGACGACGGTCATATCGAATATAAAATAGCGACGCTTTCAAAGCTGCTGAACAAATCCATCCGGTCAACCAAAGAGGTGGTCAAGGAGGCGGTTAGAAAAGGCCTCATTATCATCAAATCAACCGGCCGGTCCTTAGTGTTCAAACTGGTCGAAAACCCGCCCATCAGGGAGGCGGAAACCCGCACTTCAGAAGTGCGGAAATCCGCACTTCCTATTCCTTTTATAAAAGAAAGGGAAAAAAGAAAGTTAAACCCACCCCCCGAACCGCCTCAAAAACAGCCCCCTAAACCACCCATCGCGGAGTCGAATTCGGCTACCGCTGACTGTCTTAAAAAACTCAGAAATAAAATCCCGGCTAGCGTGAACCAGAATATCAGTAATACGTTTCTTACGATCGGAATCGATAAAAACGGGTTTGATTATATGGCTTGGCTCGCCGATGAGTGTCGGGACAAACCGAACCCGGTCAAATATTTTTGTAAAGGGGTTCACCATAGGGAAGAATTTAACAAATACGATCGGAAAACCGTAAGGGAAGGCGAAGCCGAAGCCGTAAGGGAGCATAAGCGGTACAAACGGGATTTAAAAACGCTGATAGAGTGTATAGGGAAAAGATTTGTTGACAAAAATCCTTAACATAACAGATAATTAAATCAAAAAAAGGGTTGATTCTTATGGGCTCCAACATGCAACGAACCATTACAGAGCAAAAAAAACTCGGAAGGGTCTGCGGCATAGTTGAGCGTTTCTGCCATAATCGAAAAGCACAACCCGGCCATCGATCCGATCTTTACAACATCTTCGACCTATTGGCAATGCATCCCCGCCAGGGCATTATCGGCATTCAATGCTGCGGTTCTGATTTCTCGGCTCATTATCGCAAAATCACGGAAGAATATGCGGACAACGCACTTTGCTGGCTGGCATCCGGCAGAGGCCGCACCCATATTGAAATATGGAGCTGGCGCAAAATCCTAAAAAAGCGCGGCGGCAAACTGCGTATCTGGTCGCCTCGAATCAAACGGATATCTTACAATGACCTTAAAGGATATTATCGAGCGGACGCGGACACCGAAGCCGCCTGAAGCGACTTATATGATTATCTGTCTAGGGTCGGCTATCAAGTGCTTAAAGTGCGGCATGATATCTTATAACGAGTATGACGTTAGGCACAAATACTGCGGATATTGTCATGAATATCACGAACCGTTTTAAAAAGGCATGCTTTATATGCTATTACTTTAGCTTTGCCGATTTCGACCGGTGGTGTGCTCATCCTAAACACCATCAAAAAATTGAAAACGAGTATCTGGCCTATAACGATTGGGTCGATATGTTCGAAAAATCAGCTGATTTTATAAAAAAACTACCGATGGAAGACACCTTGAAGATGAAAAATGACATTCACGATTAAAGACGTTCTTTATATCGTAGGCTGGGCCGCTTCGGTTATCGGTATATTTTTGGCATTTAAAAATGAATTATATAATCTGAAAAATCAGCAAAAAAAAGAGCACAGCATTATTTGGCAGGAAAGCGGCCGGCTGAATATCGTCGATCATAAAGCTTGCAGGGAATACCGGGATCTGATCTGGCAAAACATGCGCAAAAGCGATAGCGCTATCGATAGAATGTCGGCCAGGTTGGAGGCCATGAACGAAAATATAATCCGCATACTAGTAAAGCTGGAACTAAACGGCAAAGTTAAAAAGGAATGACAAATGGGCACAAAATGGGTCGTTCCATCAAGAAAAGAATTGGACGAGATTGTTGAAGATAAAAATCAAATTGAGAGTATAAAAATTAAAATTACAGCTAAATTGATCGAATCCATGATCGGAACGGTCCCGAAAAACAAAAAGATTTTTACCGATTACGTTCAAAATAAAATGGGTGAATTTCAAGGTCACCCAATAAAAACAGCAGCGGAAATGAACGAAGAAATCGAGTCCGTCTCGGATGCCTGCGAAAAGACGGCTACCGGATTTCATAATGATGTTTTTGGCGTCTTTATATTTAATTATATGATATTGGGAAATATTAAAGCCAATATCTATTGCCTTACGGCAAATGGATTTTGCAAGGTTTTAGCATATAAAAAAAGCACGGATTTATTTGTAAAGATAAACCCGCGTAAAATTAGATTTTACCGCGATGATGAAGAGCATCCGATCCAATATGCCGATAATACCATCGAGCGGTCGATCAGAGCACAGACACCTAAAGGCGATCGGGTTTTTCTGGGCAAAGGCGATGTGATCAATAGAAATTCGAAATTTAAATTTGAAGTTCAATTATTTAAAAATGACAAGGGATTAACGCCGGAAGTATTAGTCGAGGCTTTAAAATTTGGCAAATATAATGGTCTGGGCCAATGGCGCGGCTCGGGCGGTTATGGTAAATATAAGCTATTGTCCGTTAAATATATAAAGTGACGGTAACCTCATGTTTAAGTAACGTGACGTATTATGCAGTAACGTCCGGTTATAGTCTTGTTAAGGTTTGGTAATGTCAAGTATTATATTGTTTCGGTCTCGTTCAGTAGAGTTCCGTGATGGTTTGGTGTAGCCAGGTGTTGTGATGGTATTGTAAGATAGCGTAAACTGTGATGGTATTGTAATGTGGAGTATCGTGATGGTTTGGTTCACTACAGTAAAGTATGGTTAGAGTAAATCGTAACGGTTCGGTTTAGTCAAGTTTAGTTATGACAAAAGAAATAAAAATAAAATGTAAAGCCGCAGACGGCTTAGAGATAATTGAGCTTGAAGCTTTTCAGGGCGAGCTTAAAACCATTTCGGACGACGAGCTTGAAAAGCTCAAGAAATCGATTTTAAAGTACGGCTTTTCGTTTCCGTTATTCGTATGGAAAAATAAAATTCTGGATGGTCACCAGCGGCTAAAGGCCGTCAAGCAGCTTGTATCTGATGGTTATAAAATCAAGGGTAATGAGCTTCCGGTGGTGCGGATCGAGGCGAAAAACGAGAAAGAGGCTGCGGAAAAGCTGCTTTTAATCAATTCACGTTATGCCAAGATCGATCAGGAAGGTTTTCAGGTTTTTACTTTTGATTTTGATATCGATATTCCCGAGATAGGCAATTTTATCGATATTCCCGAAATTATTATAGGTGAATTAGATGATGATGCTGTCGATCCTAATGCCGAATGGGACGGAATGCCTGAATTTAACCAGGAAGACGATGCTCCGTATAAAAGTTTGATCGTACATTTTGAAAATGAAGATTATTTTAAAGATTTTTGTCTTTTAATTAAACAAGTCGTTAGTGATGACGCTAAATACATTTATCATCCGAAAAAAATTAGGGATGATGTTAAATCCGTAGCTTATAAAGATGAATCCTGAATACCCGATCCATATCCCGTCTAAAGGACGCTATGAAAAACGTCTTACGAGCGATTATTTATCAATAATGAAAGTAAAATATCATTTAATCATCGAAGATCAGGAATATAAAAAATACAAGCTTTATACTAAAGATAATCCGTTCGTCAAATTGGTTATATTAGATAAAAAATATCAAAAAAATTATGACGCTTGCTGTAAATTGGAAGACAATGAAAGCCGTGGATCGGGACCGGCAAGAAATTTTATTTGGGATTACAGTATCTCTAACGGCTTTGATTATCATTGGATAATGGATGATAATATCAGGAATTTTAGACGCTTGAATAATAATAAACGTCAATATGTAAGAGACGGCACGATTTTTAAATGTATAGAGGATTTCATTAAACGTTATGAAAACGTAGCGATGGGCGGCCCTAATTATGTAATGTTTATTCCCGATAGATCTAAAAAACCGCCATTTACACCTAATACTAGAATATATTCCTGTAATTTTATTAGAAACGATGTTCCGTTTCGTTGGCGTGGTCGTTATAACGAGGATACCGATTTATCGATTAGAATGATGAAAGCCGGCTGGTGTACTATACTTTTCAACACTTTTTTACAGCAAAAATTAACGACTCAAAAAATGAAAGGCGGTAATACGGATGAAATTTATGCCGATGGAACACTAGAAAAATCAAAAATGATAGCGAGATTGCATCCCGATTGTACTAAGGTTGTCTGGAGATTCGGACGCTGGCATCATTATACGGACTATAGAAAGTTTAAAAAAATAAAACTTAAAAAAAGAAAAGATTCGAAAATAGAGCCGGGGATAAATGATTATGGGATGAAACTTGTAAGAGTCGCAAACTCCTGAATTTACATAACATTTATTACAGATAAAAAGATGGCAAAGAAAAAAGCGAAAAAAGGTAATCTTACGATAGGCCAGATAGAGCGTGCTTTAATCAAGTCTAACGGGCTTGTCACTAAAGCCGCGGCTATTTTAGGTGTAACGCACCCGGCTATCGTTCAACGCATTAAGCGAAGCCCTAAACTTCAACGAGCAAGGGATAAAATAAACGAAACGCTGTTGGATGCCGCTGAAAATACGGTTCATACTAAATTTGCCGCTGAAAAAAACCTGACGGCAGCTATTTTTTTTCTTAAAACCAAAGGTAAACATAGAGGATATGTAGAAAAGCAAGAAATTATAGGTGATCTTGATTGTAATATTAGAATCGAAAAGATAGAGCGTGTCATTATCGATCCGAACCCCATTGAAGAAATCCCGCATAAATCCGCCGCACCGGTTATAATCAAAATCAATGACGATTAGAGGCACCACCTTAAGCTTCCAAACTCCCCGTTGGGCCAAACCCCTTACAGCTAAAAGAGCCAATTATCGCGCCGCTTACGGCGGCAGATCATCGGGCAAATCCTGGTTCTTTTCCGAAATGCTGATCGAACGCTGCGTGGCCGAAAAAACGGATTGCGTCTGTATCCGTGAAGTTCAAAAGGATCTGCGCCACAGTATGAAGCGGGCCATTGAAACGATAATAGACCGGGAAGGCTTATCGTCGCTGTTTCGAGTTTTAAAAAATGAAATTCATAACCCCAACGGCGGCATAACCATATTCCAGGGCATGCAGCACCATAACAGTGAGAGTATTAAATCACTTGAAGGCTTTGATATAGGCATAGTTGAAGAGGCCCAGAATCTAAGTCAAAACAGCCTTGATTTACTCAGACCTACGATTAGACGGAAAGAAAACAGCGAGCTTTGGTTTATTTGGAATCCCCGTTATCCTGAAGACCCGGTAAATAATTTTTTCCGGGCCGCAAAACCGCCGCCGGGCACTATTCTGGTAAACTGTAATTATTGGGACAATGTCTGGTTTCCGCAGCCAAGCCGCGAAGAAATGCTGTATGACCGGCAAAGAGATTATGAAAAATATTTACATGTCTGGTGCGGAGAATACGTACAGAACGCTGAAGCCAAAGTTTTTAAAAACTGGAAAACAGAGGATTTCGATACGCCGGATGATGCCATGTTCCATTTCGGGGCCGATTGGGGTTTTGCCAATGACCCTACGGTATTAATCAGGAGCTTTGTTATCGGTCGTAAGCTTTATATTGATTACGAAGCCTGGCAAGTGGGCTGCGAGATCCTTGACACGCCGGACCTGTTCGGGACCATACCGGAGTCGGACGAATGGCCGATCATAGCGGACAGCGCCAGGCCGGAAACGATCAGCCATTTAAATAAAAACGGTTTTAAAAAAATATATGCGGCAAAAAAAGGCAAAGAAAGCGTTAAAGAGGGCATCGAATTCTTAAAATCGTATGATATCGTTATCCATCCGAGATGTCGGCATGGAATAGATGAATTTCAGCATTATAGCTATAAAGTCGATAAAGACACCGGCAAAGTGCTTCCTGTAATCGACGATAAGTGCGAGAATCATGTCATCGACTCACTTAGATACGCACTTGAGGGTCAAATGCGAGCCGCAAGGAATAAACGCAAAACAAACGTAACGCCGATCAAGACCAAATCATATTTTAATTGACGTGATCTATCAAATTGATTTATAAAATAAATAACACCTACCCGGCACTTTTCTAAAAATGTTGCCGAGGCCGTGATTGACGCGGCTCATATCTAAAATAAAACCCAATATACATAACCGGGGGCGTAAATGCCCAGGACCGACGTACATCAAACAGCACTAGCTCAATTTGACCGTATCCAGGACGCCGTTTGGGAGGAGCGTGAACAATGCCTTTCAGACCGGCGTTTTTACTCTATTGCCGGCGCGCAGTGGGAAGGCGATCTCTGTAAACAATTCGAGAATCGCCCGCGTTTTGAAGTCAATAAAGTTCATCTGTCGGTTATCCGCATCATCAACGAATACCGCAACAACCGCATCACGGTTGATTTTGTTGCAAAGGACGGTAAAGAAGACAGCCTGGCCGATACCTGCGACGGTAGATACAGAGCCGACGAACAGGACAGCAACGGTCAGGACGCCTACGACAACGCCTTTGAGGAGGCCGTCGGTGGCGGTATCGGGGCATGGCGGCTGGTTACCTGTTACGAAGACGAAGAGGACGACGAAAACGAATATCAACGTATTGCCATCGAGCCCATCTATGACGCCGACAGCTCCGTATTTTTCGATCTCAACAGCAAAAAGCAGGACAAAAGCGATGCTAATCATTGCTTTGTGATCAGATCGATTTCACGCGACGCTTATATCGAAGAGTACGATGACGACCCGGTTAGCTGGACCAAGGATATCGATAGCAGCGAATTTGACTGGGTCACCCCTGATGTCGTCTATATCGCCGAATATTACGTCGTGGAAAAAGTTCCCAAAACAATCGAGATCTGGGAAAGCCTGGACGGCGAAGAAAGCCGCTACAGTGAAGATGATTTCGAGCACGATGAAAATCTGTTCGAAATGCTGACCGCCACCGGAAGCCGCAAGGTCAGGGATAAGACGGTCAAAAAAAACAAAGTTCATAAATATATTCTAAACGGCGACCATGTCATCGAGGACTGCGGCTATATCGCCGGTAGTTGTATCCCCATCGTTCCGGTTTACGGGAAACGATGGTTTATCGATAATATCGAACGCTGTATGGGGCATGTGAGGCTGTGTAAGGACGCCCAGCGGCTTAAAAATATGCAGCTTTCAAAGCTGGGCGAGATCAGCGCATTGTCTACGATCGAAAAGCCGATTTTAACCCCGGAACAGATCGCCGGTCACGCAGACATGTGGGCGGACGACAATATTAAAAACTATCCCTATTTGTTAACCAATCCCGTCATCGACATGAACGGCAACATTCAACCAACCGGTCCGTTGGGTTATACCAAAGTTCCGCAAATCCCCCCCGCCATGGGGGCCCTGCTTCGAATCACCGAACAGGACATGCAGGATATGCTGGGAAATCAGCAGGCCGGAGAAGAGATCACGCCGAATGTAAGCGGTAAAGCCATCGAGCTGATCCAGAACAAGCTGGACATGCAGAGTTTCATCTATATGTCCAACATGTCCAAAGCCGTCAAACGATCCGGCGAAATCTGGCTTTCGATGGCTAAAGAAGTTTATGTGGAAGAAGACCGTAATCTAAAGATCGTAACCCCTCAAAAGGATATTGATTCCATCAAACTGATGGAGCCGACGGTAAATCAGGAAAGCGGCGCGGTCGAGTATAAAAATGATTTTTCACGCGCCAAATTCGATTTAACGGTCTCAGTCGGTCCCTCTACCGCTTCCAAGCGCGCCGCCACCGTCAGGGCTTTAACCGGAATGCTGCAAATGACGGCCGATCCGTCCGACCAGGCCGTTATCACAGGTCTGGCGATGATGAACATGGAAGGCGAGGGGATCGATGAGATCAGACAATACTACCGTAAAAAGCTGATTAATATGGGCGCCATCGAGCCCAACGAAGAAGAGGCCAAAGAGATCCAGGCGCGCCAACAGGCCCAGGCGCAACAGCCCGACCCAAATCAGCAATACTTAGCGGCGCTTTCCGCCGAGAGCATGGCCAAGGCCGAAAAAGCAAAGGCGGATACGCAATTGACCGCCATGAAAGCCCAGCAATCGCAGGTCGATACGATTCATACCGCCGCAAGAGCGGAAGAGACCCGCGCCAAAACCGCGCAGATAATGTCCGAAATGGACACTAAATCCCAACGCGCCGTCGTTGAGAATATAAAAGATCTAACCCAGATCGAACAGCAAAAGGCCCCCACTGCGCCCAGTCAGTGAGAAAGGTTGCTGATATGACAATAGAAGAGAATGAACAAGATCAATCAAATGATCTTGAACAAGAAATAGAAACCGACCCCCCCGCCGGTGAAGAAGAAGCCGGTTCGACGGAAGGCGAAGAAAAAGAGCCTGAATCCGAGCCGTCTTCTTCACAACAAGACGAGGAGGAAGAGGAAATAGAGGTTAGTTTAGGCGAAGAAAGCGACGAGACCGAATCCGGCCTCATTACGGATTTGAGACAACGCCATCGCAAGCTTAAACAAAAATATCGAAAAACCCAGTACGAGCTTGACCAGTTAAAAACACCACAAACAGAGATTGCCGATGAGCCGGGACCGAAGCCGACTTTAGAGGCGTGTGATTATGACAGCGATGAGTACGACAAGAAGATCAGCGCATGGTTTGATAAAAAGCACCGGGCCGAAGCGGCGCAAAAAGAGGCGGCCGCACGGGCTGAAAAGGAAAAAGTCGAGTCACAGCGGATCTATCGCAATTACGAAGAACGGAAAAACAGTCTGAAAGTAAAAGACTTCAGCGAAAGCGAAGATGCCGTTACCGACGCCTTAAGCATCACGCAACAAAATATCATATTGTGCGCGGCTAAAAAGCCGGAGCTGATCGTATATGCGCTAGGAAAATCCCCGGCGAAAATGGAAGAGCTGTCAAAACTGAACGATATACAGTTTGCCATGGAACTGGCGCGATTGGAGGACAATCTCAAAGTGGGAAAAAGAAAACCGAAAACCAGACCGGAAAAAACAGTTAACGGAACCGGAACACTATCCGGGACGACCGACCGAACGCTGGAACGCTTGCGCGAAGAAGCGGCGAAGACCGGCGATATGAGTAAGGTTCATCAATATAGGCGTAAAAAAAGGCGGGCGGCGGCCGGGTAAAATAAAGGAAGAAAACAATGAGTGACTTCAGCAAAGAGGAAAGAGTCGCGTTTGAAGACATTTTAGAAGGATTCGAGGACGCCCTGGTCATTTCCCGCAACGTCTCCAAATACAACGTCGAAGACACCATGAGCGAGCGGGCCAATGACATTATCTGGCGGCCCATGCCCTATATCGGCGTTACTTACGACGGAACCGACCAAACCGCCAATTTCCAGGATTATACTCAGCTCTCCGTACCGGCTACGCTCGGTTATGAAAAGAGTTTTCCATGGATCATGACGGCTAAAGAGCTGCGCGACAAACTACAGGAAAAGAGATTAGGCGAAGCCGGCTATCAGAAACTTGCCAGCGATATCAATGTGGCCGTTACCAATGTCGCCAGTTTACAAGGTACCTTAGTCGTTGATGTCGCTACCGCCGCCACCGGGTTTGACGATGTCGCCGAGTTTGAAGCTATCATGAACGAAAGCGGAGTACCTCAAATGAATCGTTATGCCGCCCTGTCTACTCGTGACTATAACAATATGGCTTCAAATTTAGCCGACCGCGGAACGGTTCAGGGGAAAGTACTGGCCGCCTACGAAAAGGCTCGCATTGGTCAACTGGCCAGCTTTGACACCTATAAACTGGACTACGCCTATCGTCTGGCCGCCGGAACCGCAACCGGGATTACCGTCAACGGCGCTAATCAATATTACACGCCTCAAGCCACCAGCACGGCTGCGACCGGCGAAACAAGCAACGTAGACAACCGCTATCAAACCCTGGCAATTGCCGCTACGGGCACCCTGGCCGCCGGAGATTGTTTTACCATCGCCGACGTTTACAATGTCCACCAGGTCACCAAACAGTCTACCGGTCAGCTCAAGACTTTCCGCGTCATTACCGGAGGCGGAACCGGAAATATCGTCATTTCACCACCCATAATCAGTGGAGACGGCGGAACCGATGCCGAACTCCAATATCAGAATGTCGATTCCACACCGGCTGACGGCGCAACCATTACGCTGCTGAACATCGCCGCCGCCTATGTTAATCCCTTCTGGTATCGTGACAGTATTGAGATAAGACCGGGGCGCTACGCCGTACCGACCGGATCGGGCGCGGCCGTCATGCGGGGAACCACCGACAACGGCCTGGAAGTCGTCTGGCAAAAATTTTACGACATCAACACCATGAAGATTAAATACCGTCTTGATTGTACGTTCGGCGTAACTTGCCTTGCTCCTGAAATGACGGGCATCGGAATTTTTTCACAAACTTAGAGGGCTTGTAAAATGCCGTTAAAAAAAGGCTACAGCAAAAAAAGTATCTCGCAGAACATAAAAACGGAAATCAAATCGGGTAAAAAGAGGAGCCAGGCTGTAGCCATTGCTCTTGAAACCGCGCGGCGCGCTAAGAAGAAAGCTAAAAAGAAAAAATGAAAAAAGAAATGGTAAAGATTTACCGGCGCTCGAGCCCGCGCACGGGTAAAGATTACGACACGCGCTCGATATTGAAAACAGATCTAAAGATGCATTTAGCAAGAGGGTGGATAGTTAAACCGCCAAAGCCGGGCGAAGCACCGGAACAAAAATTAAGCCGGGACGAAATCATTTCGCCGGCCGACATCAGCGACCAATTAAAAGAGGCGATCAAAAAAGACAGCGGCCCGCTTAGAGCAATTGCGGCGCGTCATGGCGTTAGTTTTAATTCCGCCCAGAAAATACGGGCAGGTAAACTATGAGTTGGACGAAAAGACAATTCGTGCGCCAGGCGTTTTCCATGATCGGTTACGCCGATTACGATTACGATTTACAGCCGGAACAATTACAAAATGCCCTTTATATTCTCGATTCGATGCTTTCGACCTGGAGCGCCAAAATGGTACCATTGGCGTATCCCGTCCCAGAATCGCCGGAAGACAGTGATTTGGACGATGAAAGCAACGTTCCCGACAGAGCAAACGAGGCAATATACCTCAATTTGGCATTAAAAATCGCACCGTCACTGGGCAAAACCGTATCACCCGACCTAAAAGCGTCTGCTTGGTACGCCTACAACAATCTGTTGTCATGGGCATTGAGCAATCCGCGTGAAATGAACATGCCCGATACCATGCCGCGCGGCGCGGGCAACAAACCATGGCGTTTTAACAGCGATGAATATCTGGAGCAAACCGCCGATCCGTATCCACCATGGGGAGAGACATAAATGTATATTAAGAATTTAACGGCGTTGGACAGTTTAACGGCGGGAGACAATATCGCCGTCGGAAGTAGTACCAACGGAGATGACCGCAGGGCGGCGTTATCCGTATTACTATCATATATACAGAGTAATTTAACTATAGTGGATTTAGCGGCTTTTGCCGAATACACGACGCAATACGCCGCCCCATCGGCCACCGGCCAAAGCATACAAGTTACGGACAGCGACGACAATATCCATCTTATTATTACTCCGGTTGCCGGTTACGCCGCCATGACGATCGTTCTGCCCACCTCTACAATTTGTATCGACAAGCAGGATATTCTGGTCAATTGCACCGAGGCCGTAACCACTTTGACGATAGACGGTAACGGAAGCACCGTCGCCGGTGAGCCGACGACTTTAGCGGCAGACGCCTATTTCAGATTAAAATACGACCTTCCCGGGACCACCTGGTATCGGGTCGGATAAGGAGAAAAACAAAAAATGACACAAGTAATTATCTACCCTTACGGTACCAAAAAAGTTACCGTTCCCGTCGGTCAGTATATCATTATAGCGGCCTATGAGGGCGACGCCAAAGTCTATTTGGGCGTATCCGATCCCAACATGCCGACCGTCTATAGTTACTATTCGACCGTCACCAATACGGAAAGCACGCTGGGAACCTGGTCCAGTGCTCAAGACGTTCGTATCGAAGCCGGACCCGGACAAGTATACTACAATGTCGGCGCGAGCCCGACCATCAGTTTACCCACGCCGAATACTTTAGCCGGTACCGGAGATCCTTTTGCCGTAAACGGCGAGGCCGGAACTCAAGGCGGGGCCGTTAACGTAACCGGAGGAACCTCATCTACTTCCGCCAACGCCGGAGGAGCCGTTGCGATAACCGGAGGGACTCCCGGAGCGACCGGAGCAGGCGGCGCGGCTTCCGTTACCGGTGGAGCCGGTGGTTCTACATCGGGAACCGGTGGCGCATCATCGGTTACCGGAGGAGCGGGAACGGCCGGAAACGCAACCGGAGGAGCGGCTTCGGTTACCGGTGGAGCCGGTCAGGGAAGTGGTACCGGCGGCGCGTTAAGTGCGGCCGGAGGATCCGGAGGAACAACCGGTACCGGGGGAACAGCTAGCCTCACCGGTGGAGCGGGCGGTGCGACCAGTGGCGCGGGCGGGGCAACCGCTGTCGCCGGTGGAGCCGCCAGTTCAGGAAACAGCGCCGGTGGGGCTGTCAGTGTCGCAGGCGGCGCCGGATCAGGGACCGGAGACGGCGGCGCTTCATCTGTAACCGGTGGCGCATCGGGCTCTGGTGCGACCGGGGCGGGCGGAGCATCATCAATTACCGGCGGAGCGGCGAGTTCCACTAATGGAGCCGGTGGAGCGGTATCCGCAACCGGTGGCGCCGGAGCAGGGACAGGCGCGGGCGGCGCGATATCTACCATAGGAGGCGCGGCAGGCGCGACCGGTACGGGCGGCGCGGTTACCATTACATCGGGTGCCGGTGGAGCCACTTCAGGTGTTTCCGGGGCCGTCGCCGTATCATCGGGCTCGACAACCGCCGCAAGTGCTACCGGGGCTGTCAGTATCGGGAGCGGCGCAGGAGCCGCAAGCGCAGCCGCTACGGCCGGAGGCGCTTCTGGAACGCTTACAGTATCGACCGGGGCGGGCGGAGCAAATACCGGTGGTGCTACCGGTGAAGCCGGAGGTGCAGGCGGCGCTATGACCGTCAGTACCGGAGCCGGTGGCGCCACCAATAGTACCGGAGCCCATGACGGAGGCGCCGGTGGTGATTTAGGCATTACGGCCGGAAACGGCGGCGCCGCATCGGCCGGAACCGGTGATGGTGGGGACGGTGGAACCATCACTTTGACTCCCGGAACCGGGGGCGCCACGACCGGAGGAGCCGTTGGGGCGATCGGGCAGGTAAAAGCGGCCGGTTTATTCGCCTTAAATACCGCGCAAGTGCTGGATATGTCCGACGCTACCGTACAATTGACGGTCGATCCGGGTTCCACGGCCGGAACCGTTTTAACATCCAACATTATGATGGTGGACCCCAATAGCTCCGGCGCCGGTGAAGATCTGGAATTACCACCGGAAGCCGATGTTCCGGGGGTCGTACTTTGGATTTATAACACCGGCGGAGAAAACATAGTTGTAAAAGACGATTCCGGTGGAACAACCGTTGATACAATTGCCACCACGGAATTCGGTTTCTTCTTTTGCGACGGAACCGCTTGGCACGGAATGAACGCAGCTTAAATATGCAGATACCAATCGTCAACGGAATTTATGCTTCGGAAGCCGCGGATATTCGGCAAAAATATCCTTATAACATGATGCCGGTACCGTTAAATCACGGCATCAGCACCGGATATCTGCGGCCCGTTGACGGAGTTTCATCATTTGACGACGCCGAATTCATTGCCGGGGGTGATGATCGGGGCGGAATCAATTGGGATGATTATTGCTATAGGGTCAGAGCAAACAGCCTTGTCCGGGTCGATCCTTTAGGAAATACTTATTTGATCTCCTTTTCACCGGGTGGCTCTTACGGTAACGTAGCCGGCTCCGATCACGTTCAGATGACCTATAGTTTTGATTATCTGGCAATTGCTTCAGGGGGAAATCTTTATCTATACGGCGGACCCGATGCCGCCGCTCCCGCTAATTCCATTCAGCAGGTTACCGACAGCGATCTAGGAACGGTATTGGATGTCATTTACATCGACGGCTATTTTATGACGACCGACGGCTCGTTTTTGGTGGTGACCGATTTAGGCGACCCGTTTTCAGTCAACAGCTTAAAATACGGTTCTTCCGAAATCGATCCCGATCCGGTGGTGGGGTTGTTAAAACTGAATAACGAGGCCTATGCCGTCAACCGCTATACCATCGAAGCGTTTTATAATAAGGGTGGGGCATTGTTCCCTTTTGCCCGTATCGATGGGAGCAGAATGTATCGCGGTGCTGTTGGAACGCATGCCAAATGCATTTTTATGGATCAAATCGCATTTTTAGGCAGCGGTAAAAATGAAAGTCCATCTATATATTTGGGTCGCAATGCTCAAACCCAAAAAATAGCCACCCGTGAGATCGATTTGATATTACATGAATATACCGAAGACCAACTCAAGAATACGGTTTTAGAGGTCAGATCGGGAGATAATTTTGATCATTTATGGGTACGGCTAACCGACAAAAACTTGATCTATGACGGTATCGCCAGCGCGGCCACGGGAGTCCCGATTTGGTTTATTACCGATACCGGCCCCAAAAACTTATGCTGGTGCTATGACAAATGGATCGTCGGTAACACTACCGGGCAGTTAGGTTATTTAAATAGTGATATTTCAACCAACTGGAACCAATCCCGCAATTGGGATTTTCAAACACGGATAATCTATAACGAAGGTAAAGGCGCTATTATTCACCGGTTGGAACTGGTAGGTTTGCCGGGACGCAATGTATTGGGAACCGAGCCCTATATTTATACGTCTTATAGTTTAGACGGTGAGACCTGGTCCAATGAAAAAATGATCAGCGCGGGCCTTCAGGGCGACCGCACCAAACAATTGGTCTGGCTTCAACAAGGCCCGATTAGAAATTATCGCATCCAGCGGTTTAGAGGAAACAGTGACAGCCATATAGCCTTTGCCAGGTTGGAGGCCCAGATAGAAGGATTGGAATATTGACCGAAATATTGCCTCCGAACAGACAGCAATTATCGGAATTTATCCCAAACCATGAAACGATCAGAAGGTTTGAGATACTCTTTCGCATGGTGGGTGAAGATTTACCGGATGCTATCGCCAATAATAGCGACACGGCGCTTAGCGTCGCCAATAGCGCTTTGGCATTGATCAGCGATCTTATCAATGATTTTTCAAGCGATTTAGCAGCCGTCGAGGCTAAAACCAATATCACGCCGGAATATGATTTTGACGATATCCGGTTTTACTGTCACGCGATATGATTCAATACAAACAATTGGTTCAGGCGCGGGAGAACTCCACAAACGCCGCCAGTATTTATGCCAATTCAAACGATACGCGCCAGGCGCAGTTATTTATAAAGATCGCCAATGTCTCCACCACGAACGCTTATTGTAGATTGTTTAACGATGATAGCGGATCTACGTTCGATCAATCAACGGCGATTTTTTATGACTTTCTGATTCGCCCGGGAGAAACGCTGGAAATAGATCATGTGCTGGTAAACAATACAAGCGCACGGATCGGATATCGCAGCAGTGTCGCCAATGCGTTAACCATAACGGTATACGGGATCATAGATTTGATATGAGCAAATTAGTCCAAAGTTATCCCATCATCTATCAGATACAAGATGCTTTAAGCGGCACCGACAGCGCCTTTGTAATTAAAGGCGTTACGGTCGGAGAAAATCCGGACGGAGACTATATCGATTTCGGTTCGACGCTAAAGGGAAACCAGGTCGTTTCGCTCGAAGAGATCGGCGATATTTCGGCACTAGACGCCTTTAACCGGCTTCGAGTCAGCAATCCTTATACGATTTTTGACAGTAAACAGCTCTATGATAAACAGCCGCTTCTATTCGATGAAAACACGGGGGGAAGCGCAACTTCGGTTCATTCTACGACCCATGCCAGAGTTCGCATGACGGTAACGGCATCGGCATCCGATTACGTTATCAGACAAACCAAACAGCGCTTTAATTACCAGCCCGGTAAAAGTTCTCTGATATTTTTTACCTTTCTGGGCGATCAGGATACCGGCGTTACCAAACGGGCCGGTTTTTTTGACGGTACCGGCGTCAATTATCTGACACCGAACAACGGTATATTTTTACAGATCGACGAGAGTAATGTCTCCTGGAATATCTGTAAAAACGGAAGTACGACCGAAACCGTAAATCAATCGAGCTGGAATAAAGACGTCATGGATGGGACCGGAAGCTCGGGTATAAATCTGGATCTCGGCGCGGTACAACTAGGCGTAATCGATTTTGAATATCTGGGAACCGGCACGGTCAGGGTCGGTTTCGTCGTCGATAAAAAACTGATCTATGTTCACCATTTCAACCACAGTAACGATTCAAGCTTTACTTCAGTTTACATGTCCACCCCCAATCAGCCTATACGATACGATATTCAAAGCGATGGAACCGGAGGCGGATATTTTGATCATATCTGCTCCACATCGATGAGCGAGGGCGGGGTGGAGGAGACCGGCGTCACCCACACCATTGATACTGAAAATACTCATTTAGACGCCGACACCACCGACACGCCTTATGTGTTATTGGCCTTACGGCTTAAAACCACCCATTTGGATCTTACTATTATACCGTCATTTATCAGCATGATCAGCGAGACCAACGACGATTTCAGGTGGTCGATCCATTTAAATCCCACTTATAACGGATCATTGTCTTACGGCGATATAACAAACTCCGGTTGTCAGTATGCCGCCGGCGCAACGGCCAACGATATCACCGCCCAGGGATTAAAAACTAATTCAGGCTATGCCAAAAGCGATAGCGTGATTGATCTTCCCATAAAATCACTGCCTAGAATCGGAAGCCAAATCGACGGAACCAGGGACGAATTGATTCTGGCGGTTACGCCGCTGTCAAGTAATGCGGATATCCAGGGAAGCTTAACGTTTAAGGAGCTTTTATAATGGCCGTAACCATCACAAATATTATCCCGCGCAAAAACCCGGCCATAAACTTTGAGACTCAGTATACCGCTAATAACTGTACGACCGTGATCGATAAGTTCACCATAACCAACATTACCGCCAACAATATTATTTTCGGCGTCTATCTGGTTCCAAGCGGTGGAAGCAACGATAATACGAATCTGGTGCTCTATCCTAAAGCAATCGCAAGGTATACCACCTATACCTGCCCTGAAATCGTCGGTCAGGTGCTTTTAAACGGCGGGTTTATCGTCACCTACGCCAGCGCCGCCGCCAGCCTTGTTTTAAGCGCTAGCGGAAGGGAGATCACATAAGATGGCTTTACTATCACCTATAAATTTGCATCTATCTAGAACCCAACAGATACTACAAGGAGGGAATCAATTAGACGAGATGCGAAGGCGATTACTGGAGCGTTCGACTACACCGGCTGCTCAAGCGGAATTGGACAGGCTGAACCCCGCCCAAAACTTGCAAGGTTTACGGCCTCCGGCGCCGCAACAGCCGATGTATTCGCAGCCCTATCAGCAGCAGCCTCCGATGTCTCAGCCCTATCAACAGCCGCCGGTTCCGGCTTATCAACCGCAGCAGCCGCCGATTCCGTCCTATCAACAGCCGCCGCCGTCCTTGAATCAGCCGATAACTTCTCTACAGCAGCAGTCACAGCCGCCCTATCAGCAAATGAACGGCTTGAACAATACTCCTATGAGCATACAGCCGACTGACAATAATCCGTATATGTATAATCAGCCTATGATCGGGAATATGGGGGAAAATCAACTGTTATGGTAGATGAAATTGAATTAATCGAAAAGATAAACAGTTTACCAAAAATTCATTGTCCGATTTACCACCATTTCGCGCCGGGCGTTTATTTGCGTGAAATGCACATACCGCAAGGCACCGTCGCCATAGGCCATTACCATAAAACTCGGCATTTTTGCGTGCTGTCAAAAGGGGTCGCGATATTTATCGCTAAAAACAAAAAACCTGAAATGATTACCGGTCCGACCACGTTTATCGCCGAGCCGGGCCATAAAGTCGTCTTCGCCGCTAGTGATATTATCGTTCAGAACATCCACCCTAATCCCGATGATATCACCGATCAAGATGAACTTGAGAAGATATTTATCGATCAATCAAATTATTTTACCACATTATCAAACAGCGACGGTGATCATCTACAAGACCGCATCGATTTTGAATCGCTGAATTATGTTCAGCCCGATTGGAAATCCTATGTTGATTTACCGCAGCCGTATAAATCCGTTATCACCATTCGAAAATCGGACATCCATGGGAAAGGAATATTCTCGACCTGTCCCTGGGGTTCCGATGAATATATCGGGCCGTTTATTACGCGTGGAAAAGTAACGGAATTGGCCCGGTATATGAATCATTCCGTCGATCCGAACGCGAAGTTAAGCATCATCAATCAAGATGAAGTCATCGTAGTTGCAAAAGATGATATCGACGGGTGTACCGGTGACAGCAAAGGTACTGAAATCACAATAGATTATAGGGAGTTAACACCATGTCTTGGGGAGCCGTCGCAGGGGCCGCCGTCGTTACGGTCGGAGGGTTAGTCGCCGCCAATCAGAAAAGCAAAGCAGCCGAAGGGGCCGCCAATGCCCAGAAAAGCGGCGCAAAAAATGCGTTGGCGGAAGAACAGCGCCAATTCGATCTTCAATTCGGTGAATATCAGCGTAAACAGCAATTATTAGAGCAGCAAAACGAGCAGATCAGACAAAATCTGGCGCCCTATATTCAGTCCGGTCAAGGAGCGCTTTTTGAAATGATGGCCTTGTCGGGCGTCGCGATTCCCACACCGGCTATTGTGCCGCAAGGTTTCAATGCTCCCGCGTCTTCGATCATCGATCAAAAAAAATTGCTTCCCGCTCCATCGGCTCCGCAAGAGCCGGGTAAGTTGGGGATAATGAAAAATATCAGTGGGACCGTAACGCCTCAGCCTATCGTCCAGGGATTCACCACTCAGCATCCCCATCGTTCCGGTTTAGGGGGAACGCAAGCCGGACCGTTACCTGTAACACCAGCGCCAACCAGCCCGTATGCCGGTATGACCGGAGAACAGGCCCAGGCGACGGCGATCGACAGGATCGCCAATAGTCCTATTTTACAAGAACTTACCAGGCAGGGCGAAGAGGCCATTTTACAAAACGCATCCGCTACCGGTGGATTGCGGGGCGGTAACGTCCAGGGCGTTTTAGCGCGGTATCGGCCCCAGATGCTTCAACAGGAGATCGACAAACAGTATGCCCGCTTAGGTGGTCTTAGCGGAATGGGACAAAGCGCTATCAGCCAGACACCCACCCAGGTGAGTGTCGGTAGCGCGCCGACATCCAACGCGGCGGATTATTATGCGCGCATGGGGGATATAAATGCCCAGAGATTATTGACGGAAGCGGAAGCCCAGGGGCAAACCATCGGTGCTATCGGAAAAGGTATCGGGACCGGTATAGGCGCATATTATCAAAACAGGCAGAAGCCCAAGCCTAATAGCAAACCATAGGAAGTGAATAAATGGTCCAGCCTTACAATATCAATATACCGAATATGGGAACGGAAATGCTCTCCGGTTTTCAGACGGGTCAGGAAATGGTGGTGCGAAGACAGGCCCAGGAGCGTCAAGCGGCTATGCAAAAGGCCATGGCGGATCTTGCCGAAAAAAAAAATAAAACCGTTGAAGATTACCAACAGGTTATGACGCAATTTCCCGAGATGTCCAAGCAGGTGGAGCAGTCGTTGTCGATGTTTAACGAGCAGCAACAGCAAAATAAAATCAACCAGCTAATGAATGTTTACGCTCCGTTGAAATCGGGCAACACCGACTTGGCGAAATCCAATCTGGACGAATTGATTACGGCCTACCGCAACAGCGGCAATGATATCGAAGCAAAAAGCATGGAAACGCTAAAACAAAATATCGAGCTGGATCCGAAAGGGGCCGAAACGTCATCCGAACTATTTCTGTTTAAAGCATTGGGACCGGAAGCTTTTCAAAAATATCTTCTTCAAGAACAAAAAACCGAGGCGGGATTAAAAGGAAGGTACCAACCGGCAACCGAAAAAGGCCCGGACGGTACTATCTGGGCCATGAATGATAAGGGCGAGGTGACGGTAAAGGATATCACGGGTAATGTTTTAGAAGGCGAAGAGGCGAAAAAAGCGTGGCTTAAAAGTAAGGAATACGGCGTTAAAATTGCCGAGGACACAAATTACAGCCGTGAATCCGGTAAGCTTTCCGCTCAAAAAGGAACTAAGGCTAAGATAGCGGAAGAGGTCAAAGCGGCTGAAAAAGGGGCCGAAGTCGCCATAACCAAATCGAAAGAATTTGCTGATCAATATGAAAAAATTCAAAATAATATCAGAACGCTTGATGAGGGAATAAACATCATTGAAAAGGGAATGAAAGAGGGTAAAGACTTAGGAGTCGGGCCGATAAGAAGATATTTACCTAGATGGGGGGCAACCGCAAATCAGCTTAAAAACGTATCAAACAGGCTAGGGCTCAATGTCGTTTCCTCCGTTACCTTCGGGGCGCTATCTAAAGCGGAACTTGATATGGCGACTCAGACAGCCATGCCGACCAGTTTAAAAGGTTCTGAATTATTACAGTGGATGAAAGACAGAAAAACCGCGCAGGAAAAACTTTCCGGTTATTTAAGCGAGGCGGCAAGATTTATCGGGAGCCGTGGTGAAGACGGCACTATAAATACGGTGCAAGACTGGATGGATGTAGTGGAAAGTAAAAAAACAGCTCCGGCTCAGCAACAGCAACAGCAACAGCAACAAATAACGGCGACGAACCCCGAAACGGGACAGAAGATCGTTTTTAAAAACGGGCAATGGTTTGATTTTAAAACCAACCAGCCGGTGCAATAGGAAATTTTAAAATGCCTACACCGCCACCAGGATTTGAGCTTGATCCAAAGGAAACGTTACCCGCCGGGTTTGAATTCGATCCGGGTACTCCCACCGCCGATGACGGATCCGATATCGAGCCGGTAAAGCCCGAAAACCAACAGCCTGACGCTGAAGAAACTTTCCGGCAAAAAATATCGGATTACGGTAAGGAATTAGCGCATCAATTAGGGCTGACCGCCAGATGGGGGGCGGAAGGCGCGGCCGGTGCTATCGGCGCATTGTCCGATCCGGCGGGACAAGTGGCGGCAAACGTGCTGGGAATGCAATATGAGCCGTTAAACGAATTGGTCTCCAGAAAATTATCTGATTTGGGAGTACCGGAACCTAAAAACGAAGCTGAAAAAATCGTCGGCGAAATCACCAAATCGATTGCGGGAGCCGGAACCGGTGTGGGCGTCGCGGGTAAAATTGCGAGCGGTGTCGGAGGATTGACCGGACAGGCGGCAAAATCGTTAGCTTCGCAACCGGCGCAGCAATTGACCGGGGCCGCCGGAGCAGCGGCGGGTCAGCAGGCGGCGGAAAAGGCCGGAGCCGGTGAAGTCGGACAGATCGCGGCAAGTTTAGCCGGTGGTGTGGCCGGAGCCGGGGCGGCAGGGAAAATCGGTCAATATAGAAAAGCTCAATTACCGGAATCAGTCATAGAAGCGGAAAAACGCGGTATCAAAGTCATGACGACCGATGTCAGGCCGCCGAAGACACGCTTGACGGAAACGCTTCAAAGGGTAGAAAAACCGCAACGTCTGGCCCAGCAGGAACAGCGGGTCGGCGCGGTCAAGGATTTTGCGAGGCAATACGGAGCCGAAGAGGTCCAGCCGTTTATCGACGATGTTTACAAGGAGCTTAAAAATAAATGGGAATTCAAACTAGGCCGATATTATAAATTAAAAAGAGGCGTCATTGAAAAATTAAATGACAAGGGCGTTGTTCCGGTTAAAAATACCGTCAAAAAAATCGATGAAGAGATCGCGGCGCTGAAAGCGGCCAGTCCGTCCGGTGAAAACGATGCGCTGATCAATCAATTGGATAACTTTAAAACCGATATCCAAAATCAAGGCCTGGTCAACATCGAAGAGGCCCGCAAGCGATTGGGAGATCGTCTGGCTAAAGACCCTTCTCTGGCTCATATCAAGGATTCGGGTGAAAAGGTCGCGGGTCGGCTCTATAAAAAATTAAACGACGACATGGGCGAATTCATCAGTAAATCAGGAGAGCCGAAAGACTATAACAAGTGGAAGGCCGGAAACCGTAAAATCGCGCTAATGAATGAAGACATGCGGTTTAACGCTTTGAGATCGGTTTTAAAAACCGGCGAACAAACACCGGAAAATGTCAGAAAATTACTCTTCAGTACCAAGCCCAGCGAGATTCGTATTTTATATAAAAATTTAAATCCGGCCGGTAAACGTAACGCCCGGATGTCGATTATCCAAGAGGCGGTAGCTAAATCCGGCGGCATCGAGGAGTTAAGCCCGGACAGGTTTAAAAATCAGATAAAAAGACTTCAGAAACAGACCGGCGTATTTTTCCAAAAAGAAGACAAAAGAGCGGTCGAGGGCATTTACCGCGCTTTAAAATATACCGAGGGCGCCGGTAAAGTAATCGCCGGTCCTCCTACGGGACAGTTAAACGTACCGCTTTTAATGACCACGGTTTTAGGCGGAGTAGGAGCCGGGGGAGGCTCGGTTGTCGGAGGTACGGTCGGAGGAGTGGTAGGAGCGGTAGGGCTGCCGCTGTCTTTAAACGGCGCATCGAAAATTTACAACAGCAGACCGGTTAGAAACATATTGTTAAAACTCCCGTCGCTAAAAAGAGGCAGCCCGGAAGAAGCCAAGCTGGTTAAGCGTTTATGGACGACGATGCAGGATCAATACGATAAGCAAAACAAGGAACCAACCCAATGACCTATTTTACCGTAACCGCACAATATCCGATCTTTACCGATTCAAACGGTATGCCGCTTGAAAACGGATATGTCTATATCGGGGAAGAGGGCGCCAACCCGATTATCGATCCTCAAACGGTCTATTGGGACGACGGTTTGCTTTATCCGGTATCGCAGCCGATCCGAACATTGGCCGGAGCCCCCAATCGCAATGGAAGCCCGTCTCCTATTTTTGTGGCCGAAAGCTTTTCGATTTTGGTTCAAGATAAAAATCAGCAACAGGTATATTATGCTCAAAGCGGCAACAAAAACTATACCGACAACAGCTTGGCGTTACGGCGCAATCAGATTTTAAATGGCCGGTTTGAAGTTTTACAACGCGGCGCAAACAGCCCGGATAGATGGCAAACGGATGTCAATAATTACACATTGAGCCAAACCATAGTCGATTATGATTTTGACCTGTTCAGTTTAGACGGCAATCTCGTAAACTTTATCAGATTGACCCGGGCCCATGCCGGTTCTCCGGTTGCCGCGGACTATGCTAAATATGTAACCGTAGTAGAGAATATCGGCGACTTTTCCGGCGAAGTGATGACTCTGTCTTTTTTAGCCAGATCAACCGGCAGCTCGGCCCTTTCCAAAATTGCGACGTCGTTGGATTCGGTCAGCTCGTTTTCAAGTTACAATGCGCTTGCTACCGGTATCGGGGCCACCACACACACGCTCACTTCTACATTCACTCGCTATAGCGTGCCTTTTACTTTCCCGGAAATATCATCAACGAGTTTTGCGATAGAACCGTCGTTTAACGACACCGGCATCGTCGTTAATTTCTGGCTGTCGGCCGGTAGTGATTACGATACTCAAACAAACGGTTTGGGATATAACAAGACCGGAACCGGATCCAATAACGGCAGTGTGGATATCGCCGATGTAAGATTAAACAGGGGCGGAATCATAGATGCTTCAGATAGAAGATCTTTACAGGAAGAAACGACGTTTTGTGAGCGTTATTATGAGGCGTCATACATTTTAAGAGTAGCTGCCGGTACCGCCACCACACAGGGATGCCTTATCTATACGGCCGACAATACCGGAAATGATATAACCGGTTTTAGATTTAGAACCCGAAAACGTACCAATACGCCTACCGTAACCCTGTATGCTCCAAACGGCGCCGATTTAGATGACCAGGTTAATCATGTCGGAACAGGAGCGGAAGCCGTATCCGCATATAATTTTACCAGCGATACCGGTATCGCTCTAATATCATTGACACCGGCGTTGGTCGATGGAGACTACTATCAATATCATTATGTGGTCGATGATGAATTTACGTTACCGTAATAAGAGGAAAAAACCATGAGCATAAAAACCGTGGCGCCATATGCTACCAAGGATCTATCCGTTCCGATCGGGCAAAAGATTGCCATATCGACCAACGGCGGCGATAATGTCACTATATGGTATCAGACCAACGCCGGGGTCAGCCCGGTCGGCTGGTACGTTCATGACGTCATCATAAATGAAGAGGTTTTGCTGGGGACGTTTTCGGGGGTTCAGGGAATCAGGATCGAAACGCAATCAAGCCCGGCATTATATGATATCGGCGTATCTCCGGCGGTAGGCGTGGGCGACGCTTCCACTTTAAACGGCTATGTTCAAGACGCTACCGCTACGGCGGATACGATCGCCTTAAGGGATTCGAACGGAGATATACAGGCTAACGCGTTTGAATCGACGGTGGCTACGGGTACGGCGCCTTTGACGGTGGCGTCGATTACTAAAGTGGCTAATCTAAATGCCGACCTGTTGGACGACTTGAATACCGCCACGGCTTCCACAGCCTCGACGGTTGCCGCAAGGGATGCCAGTGGCGATCTGACGGCTAATGTTCTGGTATCAGATGTAGCGATCGGCACTGCTCCGTTAACAGTGACCAGTACTACTGTTGTTCCTAATCTCAATGCCGATCAGGCCGACGGGTACGACGCTTCGGAAACTTCGACCGTAAGTACTTTGGCAGCCAGGGACGCATCGGCTAACCTGACGGCTAACGTACTGATCTCCGATGTAGCCGGTGG